CAACTGCGCCTGCTGTGTACTCGTTTTCCTTATCATCTGCCGTGACTTCTGCGATCACAAGATTATCGCATCCACGAAATTCAACGACCTTTCCACTGATCTTAGAGTCAGCCATTAAGATTCCTCCTCATATTCTTCCAGCTTATATGCTGTAAAGTAAGCTCCTGTATGTGTTGGGCGATCTACGGAAATGTCATGTGCTTTCCCATCCATAACCCAACCATGGGATTTTAAAAGTTTTCTTGCCTGCTCCGGTACTTCTTCTACTTTCTGCGGGTCATCTGAGTAAAAGTACACCCAAAATCCCCATGCACAGCGTGATGCGTCATTGTTGTAAAATGCCTTTTCTGGATTGTTAAAATTCCAAAATGTGAAAAAGCTACCCGGATACGGTTCATCCTTGTTTAAGCTGCCTTGTAAAAATGCTGGATAGCCAATGCTTTCAAGCAACTCCACCAGCTCTGCTTTCACTCCCCCATCGCCTCCTCAATCGCTTTATCAAACACCTGCTTTTGCAGTTTTTTGATCTGCTTCTTTGTCTGCTTTCCATACACAGCGTTATAGAGCTTCTCATCCGGTGCAATGCACGGCTGCCCATGCAACTGTGTACCATACATCAGAAAGATAGAGGGCAATCCGCCGTTTTTGATATCAAAACCAACCTTGACTTCTGCAGTGGTATCCGTCCACTCCACCTCGTGGTTTTGGATGATGGATTGCTCTGTCTCATGCGTTTGGTTATGCGGAATGATAGCAGCACTGACGTTGGATTCGATGATTTCTGCGGATTGCTTCAACGCTTTTTCGGTAGCAGTACGCACATCGCCGCCAAGCTCTTTCAGCTTCCCTTGCAGCATCTCATATCCATCAAAGGCAAGTGTCAGCGTATTCTTTGCCACATCAAGCACCTCCCTTTACTCGTTCCACCTTAAACGTACAAAATTGATTTCCCATATCCGCATTTTCCGGTTCTGAGATGACTTCATATACTTTCCCATCTTCACGGAGCAGCCGACAGTTCGCCGCAATATCCGGTCGATACCACGTTGTGATTTGCGCCGTATCCACAATGGACACGACACCGTTCACGGTCGACTCTGTTCCCCCGTAAGTTTTCCAGTTTACAAAGATAATCTCCCCATCGCTCGGATACATCTTTTTTGCAACGCCATTGTATTTCTTGTAGGCTGGGACAAGCAGCTTTACTGCGGTGCGGAGTTCATTGATTGCACTTGGACGGTACATGTCACGTCACCGCCTTACTGCAAAGTGCTCTCTGCGTTACACCATCATAGAAGTATGGCGACAGCTTGCCATCTCCGGAAGAGTTGTTCCATAAATCGGCAACTCCTCTTGCAATAAGCCCGACAGACGCAGAGATCATGTCATCACTCACGCCAGCGTGCTGCATATAGCAAACAACTTCATCAATATACAGTGAGATCGTGTTATCCAGAAACACACCGGTTATTCCTAGCGCGGATTTGACTCTTTCCAAAATTTCTGCATCTGCCATTTCTCATGCTCCTTACTTTGCGGACTTGACCAGCTTTACAAGACTGTGCCGGTCAATAACAGCACCGTCCACAGACATGACAGCCTTCGTGCGATGGTCTTCATTATCCCAGTCAATCTTGGACTGGATACCCAGATCATAGCTGGTATTCAGCACATAATCAGACGGGTCAAACAAGAATGCCACCACCTTGTCTGTAGCAATCGTGTCCTCGGTGTAGCTCTCCATGTAATCACCGCACAGCAATACATCTCTGCCAAGCAGTGTGCGTTCTGCCTTGCCATTGATGCCGTAGTTGATGCGTGCAATCGGCTGACCAACACTGTCTGTCATAGACACAAAAGCCATGTATGTTTTCTTGGTCATAAACCATACAGCACCATTCTCATACTGCTGTTCCAGTTCTGCTTCCATGTCACACAGTGTCTGATAATCCAGATGACCATTCTTGCCGGCTGCAATCTTGACTGCCTTATCCGGAGATGTACTCTCATTTGCGTTGTACAGAATGCCCTTCGGGTTTCCGGATGTGCCGTCATCGGAAGATACGATCTTTCCTTCAATTGCTTTCACCATCGCTTCGGCTACCTGCTTTACAAACAGTGCTTCAAACGCAGAAATGGTCTGTACTGTGACTTCCTGCGTCATGCCAATCTCGCAGCGCAGCTTGAATGCGCCAAATACAATTGCCCCCAGAGTGCTCTTCTTCTGCACGGAAGAACCCTGACCCTCGCCGACCCAAGAAGCGGTAGGCTTGACGCTGTCTACCGGAATCTTCTGACCAACAGGAAAGCTTGTCCGTGTGATTCTCGGAAG